GGGGGGTGAAAAAAAAAAATTTCAAAAAAAGTTGTGTGCGCGCATTCGAGAATTTTCTTTTGTGGGTACTTTTTACGACACCACTATACACCACTATACACCACCCTAAAACACCCATCTGTATACTCTAAGTCCTTGATCCTTGATCCTTTTTCCTCTTTCTATACACCACTAGGGTGTTTTTTGTTCAAAAAAAAAAAAAAAAAATTTCACACTAGAAACACCCTAAAAGAGAGCTTCGCAAACTTCGAGGTGTATAGTGCCGTATAGTCCCCAAAAAAGAGCAAAAAGCCCCCCAAAACACCCACTTTTGGTGTACTAGTGTATTAATTTTTTGCTCAAGCCCCCGGCGTGTCTCTGACGGACCATTTTTGGCTTTTTTGGAAGCGGGGAGGGGAATCGAACCCCTGGCTCCGGGATATGAACCCGGTGTTTTGCCCCTAAACTACCCCGCGCTGGTGTCTGCTGTCCTGTCTGCTGTCCTGCTCACTGCCCTACGTCACTACTGTACCACCACCCCTTCCCTTTCCATCCCCGCTGACCCCTGTTCCAGGGCCCGTATGACGCTCTCCTTGGTCGTGAGGCCCATGACCTCAATTTCCTCCAAATCCCCCCTGACGGTCATTAAAGGCCCAAAGAACAGGTAGTCCACTCCTGCCGTTCTGATCCTGACCACCATGACGGGGAAGTTTTGTCCTTTGGCGTCATCCTTGGTCGTCTTCGGCAGTGGGGGTGGAAAGGGCTTTTTGGAAGTCTTCAAGGGTCATCTCCAGGGTGCGGAAGGTGTGGTTGCAGGGCTGGCATTTACGGACGCGTAGGTTCCATGTTGGGTAGTCCTTGTACTTTCTGGTCTCCAAAACTTCTGTCTTGGTATCACATTGTGGGCAGTGCATGGTGTATTGGGTCACATGATGTAGCGTCGTTTGGGGGGTTTTTTGACTTCCTGGAGGGTTTCGTAGATCACGGCAAACTGCACTTGGGCGATGAAGAACTTCCTGTTGGGCACGGTGGGTTTTTTAAATTCTGGGTCTAGGAGTGTCGCGGCCCGTGCTTCGTGGATGGTGCGGAAGAATTTTGGGGATTGGTTGCGGTATTTAATTCTTCCGCGCTCGGTGCAGAAGGTCCAGCACACGTAGGTATCTCCGTTTATGCGGTCATTTTCTTTTGCCATCTGCCCAGACGGTGATTCTTGCTGCAGCGCGGACGCAGTCTTTGGTAAGTCGTTCGATTTCGTCAATTTGATCTCCTGTTAGGTTGGCGTTAGCGCAGAGCTCTTGGAGGCGGCGGGCGTGTCGGGCGAGGATGACGCTGTGGATGCCTGGGTCGATCTCGTGGTTTGGGTCGATGGTGAGCATAGCTCTTCTTTCCTTGATGTCATCGCGTTCCATGCGTTTGAGGAAGGATTTCATTTCATCTCCGAGGGTTGTTTATCTGCCCACAAGTTCACGCAGACTTGCTCAAGGTCCAAGCTCGGTGGATTGGTACGGAGCGCATCTTTTAGTCCTTGGTTGTACGCTTCAATGACACTCTTGGGCAATATTTCCATGGGTAGCTCGTTGGATTTCATTTTGCTGATGCCAATGGCAATTAACGAGGTCAGCACTACCCCAACCAAGACACCCAGGCCCCACTGTTTGTTGCTTTCGTTCATTACACTCTCCTTTCTAAATGGGCAGTCGCGCCCTTGTTCACAATCTCCTTGGCAGCAGATCATTTTTTTTTCGCCTCAAACAAAGCCTCATGCTCTTTCTCGTACTTAACGTACTCAAGACCAAACAAAGCGTTCAGTCCTGGGAGCAGCAACTCAAGCAATCTTGTACGCATGATGCGGCGGCGGGATCTGTACTTATGTCTTGCCGCAAATAAGACACTCATGTGTTCTTCTCCTCAGCGATTGCTTTGATTGCTTTCAGATGGGGTAATAGTAGGCGGACCTTTTGTGACCATGTGCCGAACAGGGCAACATGTTCGTCTTTGCCTTGTTTGTTCCATGGGTGCAGTCCGGGATGCTGAAAACGCTTTTGTTTGTGGACGATCTGTCTTGCTCTTTCTCTGCTTACCCCGTGTTCTTCGGCGATCTTTGTAAAGGAATCGCCCAGCATGTATTGGGTAAACATTCGTTCGTTTCGTTCAAAAAGGCCGTGACTCATGTGTTTCTCTGGCTCATTTTTGACTTGGCGTAGTCTTCAACAGAAATGCCCAATCGCTCAATCAGCTTCAATTCTTCAGGGAATATCCGCACGACAGGCGTATTGTTTTTCCAACCAAAGTGTATGTCGTTGGGGGTTTGGTTCTGCCTAACCTTTTTCTTGATCTTCATGCGTTTTTCTCCCGCAGCTTGATTTCGATGGCCCGTTCGTAATTCCATCCACGAAAGAGGTTGTCTTTTGCCCAGGCCGTGTGGATCTTTTCAATCTCCTCATCGGTCAGGTTCACCCAGGCTCTCTGCTGGCACTCCGTGGCGTAGTGCCTCATTTGATCCTCTGTAAACAGATCCTCTCCGGCAATTCGGTACTGAGCGGATGGCATCTTTAAGATATGGATCATGTGTTCTTCTCCTTCAGCTTAGCTTCTAGCGCAGCAATCATGTCTACAACGTAAGGACGGTTTGCCAGTGAGATTTCTCTGGCCTCCTCTTTAGTTAACCCAACCCATTCTTTTTTCGGGGGTCTTGGAAGATGAACCTCTGTGCATGTAACGACACCATCCCCCACGCCTTCTATTTTCATGTTGATTTCCTTGGGATCAATGGGTGTGCCGTCGTCATAGAACCCTTTGCCAGTGCTTAATAAACGGCCTACATCTTCACTGAAAGATCTTTTTTTCGGTGGTGCTATGTAAACCCCTTTCCGTATCCGAACTCCACACACCTCAGCCGCTAACTGCCCAACTTGTTGCTGTGTTTTGTTCAAGTCAGTTCTGGTTTTGTAGTCCTCTGAAATCCCATCACAAATCTCAGCACACGCCTCACGCTCATCAGCCCGTACCAACTCCGCGAACTTCTCAACATCAAGCCCATCGGCAAGGTTCACTGATTCGTTGTACATCTTTATATGCTTCATCTTTGTTTCCATGTAGGCCTTGATCCTTGATTCGTCGTCCTTGTCTCTCATTCTTCGCCACCTGTTTCGAGGAAGTCGATCAAGCGATTGATGTACCACCGTGCCTTTTTGTAGTCTTCGATGGCGTCTTCTTTAAAGGGGCCACGGGAGAGGTATTTCAGTGTGGTCAGGCGCAGGTGTCCGGCGAACTCCTCGGGGGAGCTCTTGGCCTGCATGAAGTCGATGGTCTCGATCCCGCCCACGGTGTAGTGTGGGGGGTGGTCGATGGTGCTGGGTTGGGGTTTTGGGTTGCGGACGATTTTTTTCATCAGAAGAGCTCCTTGTGGGTGGGGGAAGTGGTGGCGGTCACAACAGTGCCGTCGGGAGTGACGCGTAATTCTGGTCCTTCTGGCTCATCCGGGACTTCTTCCGGAAATAGGCGGTCAAAGTGGACAATTCCGCCTCCGTCTTGAACGGCCAGTTCATTCTCTCCCAGGACAGGCCACTCGGGTGGTTCTGTGCACTGGTCGATGGCCTCGGATAGCAAATCGGAAACAGCCCACAGTGCGTATTCGGTGTCTTCTCTTGAGTCATTACCCGCCCCTATGTTCTCCATGACAACGCGGACGATGCCGCGCGCTTTGCAAAGCCGTGTTTCAAGGTCCATCATCAGTGTGCTCATTTGATATGCCTCCTTAAGAAGTTATAGACGCGGTCCTTGAGCCGTGGGCTGTCGGCCTTGGTCTGGATGACCTCGCGCAGATAGTCGTTACCGTCAAAGGCGCGGCCGGTGCGTTCTAAAAGGACGCGGCGCACTTCGGCTGCCTCTTGTAGGGCCTTGTCGCGCTCTTGACGGTAGCGGTCGGCCACCTCTTGCCAGTACAGGGCGTTGGCGCGCAGGGTGGCCTCTTTAAGTGGCATCATGTGTGGGCTCCTTTTTCATGGAAGAAAAGAGCTCTTTGTTGGACTTGGCCCAGGCCTCGCCCATGCTCTCGACGCCGACGATGTGGCCATCGCGAAAGGCGGTGAGGACCATGCGGATGATGTTGCGCTTCTCCGTGCTGTCCAGTTTGTAGATGTCTATGGCCTCTTCGAGCTCTGTTTCTACGGACTGCATCGTGGGCCATGCGGGTAGGTTAGGTGTGGTCATGATTGATTCCTTTCTGAAAGTATTTCGTCTTCTAGGTTAATGATCTGTGATTCGTCCATGAATCGCAGAAGGTTTGCACTGTTTTTGCCGGACCCCCCGATAGGCTGGACCTTGATGATGTCCACCTGTTCGGGAAAGCCGTTCTCGGCGGGCTCAATGGCGTACTGAACTATTACATCAAGCGTCAGCTGTGTGTGGATCGTGGGCATTGACATCCTTTCTGCTGTATGTGTGAAGTGTATCATACTCCTGTTGAATCAGCCGTGCAAGTACTTGTGTCACTGGGGCCTTGGTCTGTGCTGCGATTTCTTTCAGACGGGCCATGTTGTCAAAACGGATAACTGTGGAAAACCAAGCTTTATTGCGCTTGCTTGGTGCGACGTGTTTCCTGGTCATTCTCTCTCCTTTCTGTGTATCACAACCTTAACACATTTTACTACCGGTAGTGCAAGCGGGGCGATGAAAAAAAGGCGGCCTGCTCCAAAGAGGGGGGTGAGCAGGCCGCAAGGGGCCCCTGTAGACCCCGAAGGAGACTCCACACTGTCAACGATGTGGAGCAAGGTCATTATGCGGCCTCCCCCCAAGAAGGGCCAATCTCAACATCCACCTTTGAAGGGACTTCCAAGTCAACGGCGGTACGCATCACTTCTGACGCTTCAAGGGCCTCTTCTCTGGAGTAGACTGACAGGGCGATTTCATCGTGAACCTGCAACAGAAGATTGAATCCCGCCTTATGAAGAGCGATCATCCCGGCCTTTGTCTGGTCAGCAGCCGAGCCTTGAATAAGGCGATTCAGTCCTTTGTAAGTGAACGCTCGCTTAATCGAACGACCGTATTCTATAACGGCCTGCTCATACGGCAGGGCCTTGTTTACGCCCCATTGCGTGGGCTCCCAGAGCGGGAAGCGGCACTTACGGCCAAGCAAGGTTCGGATTGATCCGCCGGAGGCGGGGTGCTCGATGCGCTTTTGGACGGCGTCCACTGTGCCGCGCAGGAAGGGGACCTTGGTGTGGAAGTTTTGAATAAGCTCGGCCGCTTCCTCTAGGGGAAGGTCAAGCTCGTTGGCAAGCTTATTTTTGCCCATGCCGTACATGAGTCCAAGGCCAATGGTCTTGGCCTGCTTGCGTTTAATCCCGGCCATGTCCGCAACCATCTGATGGAAGTCCGTATCAGGATTTTCCCTATAGGCCTCTGCCATCTTCTCCGCCCCCGGCAAGTCTAAAAGCGCAGAGTAATGGACCAAGAGCCGTGGTTCTTGGCTAGAGAAGTCACAAGCTGCCCACATGTTCTCTGCTTCTGGTAAGAACAGCCCACGGACCATGGGACCGATGACCTCATGCCGTGCAGGGACCTGCTGAAGGTTTGGGTTGGCCATGGACAGTCGTCCTGTGACCGTGCCGCCTTCATCAGAACGCAGCTGGTTGACGTGGGGGTGGATGCGGCCGTCGGCGGCGGAGAAATCCAGATAGGGCTGCAGGAACGTGCCGTGGGTCTTGTTCAGTTCACGTGCTTCGATGATGAGCTTGGCAATGGGGTGTTCGTGGTTCTGGAGGAATGACCGGGTGAAGCTGGGCAGTCCTGTGTTGCTCTTTGGGTAGGGAAGTTTGAGCTTGTCAAAGGCAATGGCGATGCTTGCAGCGGCCCAGATCTCAACCGAGGATCCTGTTAATTTCTTCAACTCGCGCTGTAGTGTCTCTTCGCGCTCTTGCATCTGCACGATGAGGGTCTTGGCGCGGTCGCGGTCAAAGCGGATGCCGCGCTTGGTGAGGTTGATGAGGATGGGCAGGAGCTCTGTTTCGAGGTCAAAGATCGACTCGATGTTTTCCTTGCGCAGCACAGTCTGGAAGTGTTGCCAGAGCTTTAGCGTGAGCGCGGCGTCTTGCTCGGCGTAGTCACCAACAAACATCGCAGGCAGCTTCCAGAGCTCCTTTTTGGCGTGGACGTTAAAGTCACTGGCGGCATCTTTTAGGGCCTGCTCGGACTTGATCTCTTTGAGATAGTCAAAGCCCAGGGCGTTGAGGCTATAAGAGAAGCGGTTCTCATCAATCAGCGGGGCCGCGATCATTGTGTCCAGGATTCGACCCTTAATCTCATATCCGTGGGCCATGAGCCACCCGCAATCGTAAGCTGCATTGTGCATAACTTTGTCAGCGGGAAGCAGAAGAACTCGTCGGATGAAGCGCTCAACGAGCCCCTGGTCAAGATTCCCTCCACCTTGATGTCTAACAGGGAAGTATCCGGTCCATCCGTCAACAGCGATGGCGTAACCAACAATGTAGCCATCGTTTCTTGGCCATCCGGGGCCGTATTTCTCCATGTTAGGGTCACATGTTTCGAGGTCAATTGCGATCTCCTTCGCGTCCGATAGGTCTGGGAATTTGTCCGGGGGGACCCACTCTGTCTGGCGTGGGAACAGAGGTAATGTCATAAGGTAAAGCCTCTTGAATAGGTTTCGGGTTCGACGATATGCAATTCTCTTTTTGCTCTGGTTAGGCCCACATAGAGCAGTCTGCGCATGTCATCGGGATTCTTTTGCAGTTCTTCCATGAACCGTGCTGAGAGGTCCAGGCGCAGTAGGACATTGTCCGCCTCCCCGCCTTTTGCCGCGTGGACCGTGGACAGTTTCACAGGGGCCTCGCCTGTTAGGCGCACCCCACGCCTAAGAAGAGCGATGATGTAGTTGCGCTTATCCTCGGCGATCTTGGTCAGGGCCTCGTGCCAGATGACATCGGTCAGTAGGCCGTGGTGGTCTTTAAGCTTTTGCAGGGTGTAGAGAGCCTCGGGATCACCGTCTTTAAAGGACTTATTGCCGCGTTTGACAAACTCCGTGCCGAGGTGTTTGTAGACCAGCGCCACGGTCGCGTAGTCCACCTCTTTGCCCTTGCGCAGGTTCTCCCATCCGATGACGGCGCGCACGATGGTCTCAGAAACGCTGCGATGGCCGTTGCGCTCGAAGAGAACGCCTTGGTCCAAGAGCCAGCCGTGGATGGGCGTGAGGTAGTAGTTCGTGAAGGCAAGGATGAGCCAGTTGCCCTTGGTCACGTCCACGTCACTAAAGCGGTTGTACCAAAAGAGCGAGCCTTCAAATCCTTCCTTTGGTCGCCATGTCTTTGGCTGTCTAATGCGTATCCGGTCGGATACTTCGTTGGCAAGATCGTGAATGACCGGTGGGACGCGATAGGACTGGTCAAGGATGATGTTCTCTCCTGGCAGCGAGAGGAAGGTGTCTACGTCCGCCCCTGCCCAACGGTAAATGGCCTGATCATCATCCCCGGCGATGAAGGTTGTAACGCTACGCGCTACAAGTTCCTGGACCAAGTTCCATTGCAAACGAGAGAGATCCTGTGCCTCGTCGATGATGAGCAACTCCAGCGTGGGCAGGCGCTCGGGTTCGAGGATGATTTTTTCTAGGAGATCGGTGAAGTCAAAGAGCAGGCGCTGTTCTTTGTACTGGCGATAGGTGCGCTCAACAAACTCAAAGTGCCACCACTCGATGGAAAGGCCGCTCTGGTTGTAGTGTGTGCGCAGGTCCATGCCCCGGATCCGGGCAAGGTTGATCTCATTGAGAATCGGGTTGTCTGTTTTGACAAGGCCCTCTTCATCTGATTCGTCAACCGTCAGCGTGAGCCGTGCAAGCTTGGCAAATTCCCTAAAGTGCTCGGGCGACATCATGTCATTTTGCTTAACGCCCAGGCAGTGGTAGGCAAGACTGTGTAGCGTCCGAAACCACGGGAAGTCACTGTTACTCTGCAGGTGCGGGAACTTCACAATCGCCCGCTCCTTGGCCTCGGCGGCCGCCTTGCGGGTGAAGGCAAAGTAGCCGATGTTCAAGGGCAGTGTGCCTTGTTCCAAGTACCGCTCTACGGTGTTGAGCAGGTAGGTTGTTTTGCCTGTTCCTGGCTATGGAGGGCCGAAGACTTTATTAATCTTCGGCCCTATTTCCTTTTCGGTTGTGTTCATCAGAACGGGCTCCCCTTACTCTGCTCAGGCGTCTCGAACGGGGCGTCTTGCCGCTCGAACCGTGGGATGCGCCAGCATCTTGTCTGCCTGCCTTTTAGGAAAAGGGTGCAGGGCTCACCGCCGAGATCGCGGACGCGCTGGGCCATGCGATTCAAGGACATGCCCAAGAAGTTATTGCGCTTTAAGTGTGCTTCGAGGTCCTTGAACCGGAAGTAGGTCTTGGCTTCTGCGTCATCTGTCCAAGGACGGCCCATGAGAATCTCATCGCGGTCCATGGCCTGTTGCAGGTGGGTGGTGAAGTCCTCTAAGAGGTCGAAGAACCGGCCAGTGAAGCTCGTGTCTTCTGGGGCCTCTTGGATCTGTTCGGTTTCGACCATCTCGCGCAGCAGGGAGTTGAGCACCTGCTCCCAGTCCTGTTTGCGTAAAGTAGGGGGCAGTACGTTGATGCGGTCGATGCAGGCCTTTTGGAAAAGGTTCTGGTTGTACAGGCTGTCGGTATCAAGCTCCAGCCGTCTGCCGTTCACGTCTAAGAACCACAGAGGCGGTTCGCTGTTGTACTTTGACAGTGAGGACAGGGCCGGGGAGTCTGGCCCATTGGCCCCGATCCCGTGTTTGCGAGTCCTGCACATGCTGCTGTTGCAAAAGCTGTTTAAGGGCTGGTCTTTGCACTTGTAGAGATAATCTTTTTTGGTCAGCTGCTTGACGATCACCTGTATTTCGGTGAGGCCCAGGGGCGGGTGAAAGTATTTGTTGTTATGTTCCATGAGCTTGGTATCCCAGTCATGGGGGTGGGCTTTTTTCAGGTAGATCCCGATGTTGAAAAGCCCGTTGTTTCGTGTGCCTTCGGGAAAGCCTTGTGTGCAAAGGGCCTGCAGGCATGGTGGGCCGTCAGGAATAGGCTGGTCTGGCTTCGCTGGTGGGCTGATGTTAGGGACTTCGTCCTGTACGTGATCTGCGTAGAGTTGGTAAAACTCTTCCAGGCTTGCGGCCGTGCCGTCGTCTTTCAACGCATAGCGCATGCCCTCGTCACCTGCGAAATAGGGCAGGTTCAAGAAGTTGCCCGTGTCGCCACGGTCAACAAGGATTTCGGATTGCTTGGGGAAGATCTCTCTGCCTGCCTCGCCTAAGAGCGCGGCCATGGCCTTGAGCGTAGACTGCATATCAGCCGCTGATATGGGCTGGCGCATGAAGAGAAAGCAATGCGCGCCGCTAGATTTACTGCGGCAGACGACAAGAGGGAGTTTTAGCTTGCGGACTTTTTCTACAAGGCCCTTGTGATCCAGCGGGTACTGGTCGATGTCGATGCAGCCCCAGATGCAGGTGTTGTCTGCGCGGATTGGAATAATCCCCAGGCTGGGCTCGACCCCCTGTAAATGCTTTTCCCACAGATCATCTGTTGGTGGCTGACGGACAACGACGGCCTTGCCAGTCTGTTTTCCATCACCGCGAGACTTGTCTATTTTGTACGTCCCGTATGCAACATCCAATCCGGAGAAAATTGCTTTGAACCGTGTTATGTCGGTCATCTTCTTCTCGGTTGAAAAAGGCCGAGGGCCGTGGGCCCCCGACCTTGGAAGTTAGAACGGTGTTGTGCCTGTCTCTGCGGCCTCGTCGTGGTGCTTGACCTTCACGTCCCCGGCGTTAACCGAGGCAGCAAAAGCCTTTGCAGCCTGATAGACGAGCGCATCTTCAACAGGGCCGACACGTTCCACTTCCCAACCGAACCACTTGCCCTTGTCATTGGACTCAGCCACTGTGGTGAGTCGATAGACTTGGCTATACATGGGAGGCGTAAACAGTCCGCTCTTGCCTGCCACTTTTACGGACTGCATCATGCTGTTCCACTTGCGGGACTTCTTTAGCTGCGTGGACTTCATGCTAATCAAGGCAGGCTCAGGCGTACCGTCATCGCGAATGACCATCACATAGTGATTGGCCGTGTTCTCAATGTAGTTGCCATTGTCCAGATAGTCCTTGTTCTCGCCCGGTTCACGGTGAGTGCGCGACAGCACGTCACTGGTGGCGGGATACATTGATACAGGTGCGCCACTGCCAGACCCGCGAGGGGCCCACTCAATGTATTGCCGGACATAGGCACAAGGGATTACCTCAATGCCTTTCTTGCCATCGTACAAATCGCCTGTGACGCTGTTGTAAAGCATCCCAGGCATTGCCCCGTCAACCGTACCAACCTCGGGCGAGACATTGGTCAGAAGGCGCAGGAAAGGAAGCGCAAAGTCTTCCTGATTCATGCCTTCAAAACCGTCAAGGGCATCCTGCTCAAACATCGATGTGAGGGCTAAAGCGCCCTCGCTTTTTGCTGCAACGTCTGTCTTGGCCATGATTCTTGGTCCTTAAAGAGATTTGATAGTTACTTTTTGGCCGATAAAGGCACCAAAAAGATCGGCAGGAAAAGCGTTGCCACGCTCGACCTGTTCTTTCACCCATGCTTTGAGGGTCATGGGCTCCACCTTTTCCGCTTGTTCGGCCGGGAAGCGTTGCTCACGGAGAAGATCCAGTAGACGAGCGCAGAGCTCGTCTTCGCCTTTGCCGAATCGGACAGAGACGATGTTCTTGATGATGTCATCGAAGCCGTTGGTGCGCAGCCATGCGAAGGCTTCTGCACGACGGGCCTCGGTGATCGAAGCAGAGTAGAAGGGCTTGAGCGTGACCTTGGAGCCGTCTTCCATGTCGAAGCCTTTCATGCCCAGGCTTGTCATGGCCTCGGGCATTGCCTCTTCGGTCAGTTTGCGGTACTGCTCTTTGCGCTCCTTGACCACGGACTCCATGTCCTCAATTTCTTTTTCCAGTTCCTTGGCCCTACGGGCCATGGCGGAAACACTGGCGAGATCGGCATCAGCAACTTTAAGGGCTGCTGCGTCTTGTTCAAACAAATTCGTAAGACTCATTTATTTCTCCTTTATGAAAGATATCGACCTGCAATGGAACGTACAGCTTTTCACGGCGATCCCACTTCAACACTTTGTAGCGCCCGCTGTTCTTGGCCGCAGCCACTGAGCACACAATTCCTATGATCGCTGGATCCCCGATGAGAACAAGATAATCCTCATCAGAAAATTTTTCAAGTCGGCGTCGAATCCGTTGTACTGTGGGCACGACGCTAAACAAGACCTGCGCATTAGGGGGTAGTACTGTGATGATCTCGCCAAACTGCAAAGCTGGGGTGACGTTGTGCTGAGTGGTCTCAGACGTGACGTAGACCTTTGCCAATTCATTCTCCTTTCTAAAAACGAATTTGCATAGTACACTCTCACTTACGGCAATGCAAGTGCCGCTAGAAAGAGAGAAATATGGAAGACAAACATTTAGGGCGTTATCCCTTTAAAAACAAGCCTTTCCTGCATCAGCAGGCCTATCTACAGCGCTTCTGGAAAGAGCCTGTGGCCGCGCTATTTGCTGATATGGGCACCGGCAAGAGCTTCATGTTGATCAACAACACCGCAATGCTCTATGACCAAGGGCATATCAACGCGGCGCTTATCGTCGCACCCAAGGGCGTGTACAGGAACTGGTACAAAGTCGAATTGCCCAAGCACATGCCTGAGCACGTGGTGTACCGAATGGCTATCTGGAACCCTGCGCCGAGGAAGGCAGAGAAGAAGGCCCTTGATTCGTTGTTCGAGATCACTGAAGACCTGAAGATCCTGATCATGAACATTGAGGCGTTCTCCACGCCCAAGGGGGCCTCGTATGCGCAGATGTTCCTGCGCAGCCACAAGGCTTTTTTTGCCGTGGACGAAAGCACGACAATCAAAAACCATTCGGCGCAAAGGACTAAGGCGACGATTAGGGCAGGCAGGCTGGCGAAGTACCGGCGTATTGCAACCGGGTCACCGGTGACCAAAAGCCCGATGGATCTGTTCTCCCAGTGTGAGTTTTTAAGCCCAGAATGCCTTGGGATTCACAGTTTTTATGCCTTTCAGGCCCGATACGCGGTGATGATAGAGCGCTCTGTTGCAACGCACAGTTACAAACAAGTCGTAGGCTATCGACATCTGGATGAGATTCAAGAAAAACTATCACGCTTTAGTTTTCGGGTGCGCAAAGAGGAGTGCTTTGACCTCCCGGACAAGGTCTTTTTAAAGCGCGAGGTGGAGCTCACGCCTGAGCAGAAGCGCGCCTATGACCAGATGGTGCTGATGGCCCTGGTGACCTTTGAGAAGGGAATGACGACCACGACCAATGCGCTCACGCAGATCATGCGGCTGCAGCAGATCGTCTGTGGTCATGTGACCTTGGACGGTGGAGAGATCGTCCCGATCAAGAACAACCGGCTTGATGAGTTGCTGTCTGCGGTGGATGAACTGGACGGCAAGATCATCATCTGGGCGCACTTCAGGCATGACATCGAGGCGATCAAGCTGGCCCTGCAAAAGGCCCACGGGATGAACAGTGTGGCTACCTACTTTGGTGACACAAAGGCCGAGGAAAGGTCCGAGATTGTGGATCGTTTTTCTGATGAAAACAGCGAGTTAAGATTTTTTGTTGGGCAGCCCAGGACGGGTGGGTACGGATTAACCCTAACGGCGGCGCATACAATGATCTACTACAGCAACGGCTATGACCTGGAAGTGCGGCTGCAGTCAGAGGCGCGCATTGACCGCTATGGCCAGACCAACAAAATGACATATATCGACCTATTTACACCCAATACGGTGGACGAAAAGATCGTCGATGCGCTGCTGGAAAAGATGAACATCGCCAACACCATCCTGCAAGAGGATCCAAAGGAGTGGATTAAATGATCGACATGATCCCGATTCGCAAGAAGTACATCTACGAAAAGCTTGAGCGTGTGGATGGCCCGGAGGGGCGAACCTATGGCGAGCAAAAGCTGCCGAGTGTGACCAGAATCCTGGCCGCGACCAAGGACCAGACTGCCCTTGACGCGTGGGCCGAGAGGATTGGCAAAGACAACGCAGAGCGGATCAAGACCGAAGCGGCCATCGTGGGCACTCACATGCACATGGTCATGGACCGGATGATCGCGGGGCAGCCCCTCCCTCGCCCCACAAGCTGGCTCATGACTCGTGGGTATGAGATGGGGTACAGGTTAATAAACACTTACTTCCCTAATCTGCAAGAGATTTGGGGGTCTGAGGTGACGCTCTACTATCCTAACAAGTACGCAGGGACGACCGATTTAGTTGGAGTCTATCGAGGGCAGCCAGCGATAGTTGATTTCAAACAGGCCAATAAGCCCAAAAAGCACGAGTGGATTCAAGATTACTTCCACCAACTGGCCGCGTATGCTCTGGCGCACGACGAAATTCACGGTTCGCACATCGAATTTGGGGCTGTTTTAGTCTCCGTGCAGGACGGAACTACCCAAGAATTCACCACTACCGGTAGTGAATTCTTGGATTACAAGGCGCAGTGGATGGAGCGGGTGGATGCCTACTGGAGAGGCGATCCGGCGCGCAGTGTGGCGTCAAACGGGAAGAGTGACTGAAGCATCTGCCTGCTCGTGGGCGGTTGTCCAGAAGCTCCGGGCATTGGTGGCGCAGCAGGAACCCTGGGCCCTGGTCCTTGAGGCCTGACACTCGGCGCACTGCTCAATCCCGGCATTCCCGTTGTGGGTGGCGCGGGAGGAAGTTGGCGGAGAAGCTTCGATGCTGGAGCTCCGGTGGTCGGAGTTTCAGGGACTTCCGAGATCTCTGGTGGGTTGTAGTCAGCGTCCGTGTACCCCTGGGACAAAAGGTAAGCATGCATTTGCCGTCCGAGCTTGATCTGCTGCTGGGGTGTTACGGCGCGTTTATCAAGCATTGTGGCCATGAAGGCCGGGTCCTTTGTGGCATCTTCGAGGACGGAACGAACAGACAAAGAGGGCATCTTGTCAAAGAGTTCCTGTGCGACCGAAGCACCGTAGGCAGGGATTTGAATGGTTCCTGCACCACCGGCCATCCGAGAGATAGCCGAACCAGCCTGAGCACCGATAAATCGTGCCCCAAACTGACCGGCAAGACCCAGACGATTAATCACCTCATCCAAGACTTGACCGCTTTCCATGGCCGCCTCAATCTGCTTCATGGGATTGAGCAATGCGCGTATGTTGTTGCCATGCGCCACGGTCATGATTCCCTGGCTGCGCATGAGTGCATACAGGGAAGGCTTGTTGGGAGCCAATGGGGTGAAGAAGGCCTTCTCAAATGCCAATGGACTGAACCCGCCCCCGCCTTTACTAGCCTGGGTGAAGGCATAGTCCATGATTGTGGCGCGCAGCCCGTCTACTGCATCAGGGCCCCCGGACTTAGCCAGTTTGACGAGCTTGTTTAGCTCGTATGTTGGGTTCTTCCCACGGATCATCTGTGTTACCACAGTCGTGGGGTTTTCCGTTTTGTCTGAAAGAAGCTTTGAAAATGTGGTCCGCTTTTTAAGGGAATCGTTAATTTTAGAGTTTTGACGGGTAACAAGGCTGAACAGGTTCTCCGCCCGTGCTGCGTTGTCCAAGTCTCCAGCAAGACCGGCTTTCCGAACAAGGGTGTTATTGTCTGCCGCCCACTGGATTAGACTGGGAACATCCAAACGGCTTTCAATCGTTCCATCAGGGCGCATGACCTGCTTAATGCTGTTGGCCGCTGCCAGACGAATAGTTATGTTTGCAGCATCGGCAACCGAGTCAGAGCGGTTCTTTGCATCGGGGATAAGGTCTTTTAGCAGCTGTCGGACAGCTGGGTTTTTACTTTCAGCAGCGATCCTTCTGCCCTCCTGCAGCAGGAAGGTAGAGGCGTCTTCGATCTCCCGCATACGCTGCGTTGTGAGGTCCGGGCCAATGCTGAAGGCTGCTTCAATAAGCGTTTCTGGTGTGTAGCGCATCGCGCCACGCGGGTCTTTTGACAGCATCTCACCAGCAAAGGTGCGGGTGTAGACATTGTTCAAGGCCTGGGAGTAGCTACGCGCCGTGTTGTAGGCGTCGCTGTTAAGACCAGATGCCTCATCGGACAGGTCTTTCAGAATAGAGTTTGCCAAGCTTGAATAGCTACGCGCCGCGTTACTATCGGGGGCATTTCCACTGGATGCCTTGCGCGCCTCGTTCAAAAGCTCACCGCGAAGCTGAACCAGATCAAACACGTCTATTGGCTTGTCATCAATGGCGGGCAGGAACTGCGATGGAACAACTTTGGTTTCTAGAAACTCAGGCGTACGCATTCCCTGCCGGTAGAGGTCAATAGCGTTTTCATCAATGCCGTATTCTGCCAACAGCCCTTTGACGTAGGGAGACAGGTTGTATTTAAATCCCGTTGGCGTAAGTTCCGCTGCGGTACGGGCGAGCTCTGCCCGGAAGTTGCCTGCTTCCACGGTCCGTGGATAGAGGTTCTGTTGCAGTGTTACGGGTGTTTCTTTAATGGGTACGCTTCCAAGAAAATCGGCCAACTCTTGTGGCGATTTTCTTACAAGCATAGGAAATGTCACGCCCGAGAATGGGTTTTTCTTGGAGAGGTCGTACTCCTGGAGGACATACTTACCGTTGTCCTTTCGTATGATTTGTTTGAAGTCGGGTTTCAGATGTCGTCTATCTTCGTAAATAGTTCGTGTACCTCCTTTTGTTTTTATCCGCTCCCATACATCATTTATTCTTCCAGTAAGAATATCTGGAGGGGGATCTCCTGGGCGAAGTCTTGAAGACGCACGACTGAGTTCATCACGATACCTCTGCATATCAGGCACTTCGAGGGCATCATCCCTAAAAAAACGCAGTTGATCCGGACTTAACTCCCCAATAGTTCTTAACGAGCTCTTGTACGCCTCGTCCCACAGCGCGCTTTCTACTTTACGAGCGTCGCGCAAGGAACCATTAATGGCGTCTTGGGTGACGCGGCCCACATAGGCACGGGCATCTGTGGTCGGATTTAGCTTGGAAATCCGTGCAATCTTCTCTGCTGCATCGGCGTGTGCAAAGACGAGACGATCTGCCAGATGCTTTTGCAGAGCTTGGTCGCGCATGTCTGCAACCTTTTGCAAGGACTCCATGTCACCCAGCCTCCGCAGCTGTGACATAAGTGCCTCATAGGCCTTGTACGCTTCTTCTCCTTGAGATCGTATTTCACCAGAGTAGCGTTCGTGCTGCTGCGCTAATGATTTTTCCAAAGCAATTAAGGCGGGGCTGCCTGTTTTTTGCGCTGCCGTCGGAGAAGGAACACCCGTTGGTAGTGTTGTTGTTAAGGCACGTATTAGTTGTTGCGGATCTTCCTTGAACTGATCTAAGATTTTCAAAAGCTGATCTGCTGCCTGACGTTGAGAACGGTTCAAGGCCCCAGAGGCCACACGCTGGCTTACGTTGTCATATACGTCGGAGGCCGCACTGGATAGCCAGCGGCTAGGGGTGAGGAAGCCAAAAGTGACCTCGTACAAAAACCGAGTTCCTGGATTACCTGGATCGAAGGTTTCAGCAATTCCTCCACCAAGACCAGCACCACCCGCCCCACCAACCTCTGAAGTCGTAAAAAGAATGGGCCGTCTACGAGCAGTTTCACCAACTTGACTGAGAAAGCGAGAAACGACATTGCCTGACATCACCGGCATGCCAAAGGCAAGCGGGATGGTGGCCAAGGTTTGCCCTGTAGTATCTCCACCAATGCGATAGGGGAGAAGCTCATTCCTTGGAGGAGCCGGGAAGAACTGGTCCAGATATTGAGAGTACCTGTCGCCCAGAGCAAAACCTCCGATAAACCCAAGAGCGGACATCGCCGGGACGGTAACAGGAGCAAAAGGCCCACCGAGAGTTCCTAGCTTTGCACCACCCACTGCACCGCCGAACGCGGGCATTAAAGCACTGGCACCGGTCTTGATCCCTCGTCCAAGGCCCAAGGCTACCTGCTCCGCTTTTTCCTCAAAGGTTGGTCCAATGGGAACAGACTTTCTTTCAAACTCATCTAGTTCCGGTGCAAATGCCCCAGGCGCGCGCTTTCCTGGTGGCGTGAACTGCTCGGCCATTGCGCCGAGATTGTCTGAATCAACCGGAGGAGGCAGGTCAGCAATATCTGTCACATTACCTGCTGAAAGGGATCCTCTTTTGGGAATGTCACTTCCAACCGGGACAGACCTTTCCTCCAGGTATCTTTCAAATTCGGCTGGTGTCATAGCTAGTCACGCGCCTTTCTACGAAGAACAACTCTGCCTGTTTGGGGATCAATTCGCTTGTAAAGGGCGTCTGGAGCCAACGCAGAAAAAACTGCTCTTGACCTTTCTGGATCATTTGGATCAATTAAGGGAAGGTCCTTGACCCCCATTAAATCACGTGTATTCCGAATCAGCCTCAGGTCATTAGCCGCAGCAAGGCGTTCGTCTACCTTGATGCTTTTGTCCTCGGACCCAGCCAAGGCATCCCTTTCCAATCTTTCCAATAGCAGGTCAATACCCACCAGTCTGTTTGAAAATGCAGCCTCGTCACGCAAGAGTGAGGGCAGCAGATCCAGTTCTTTTTTGATGGACTGTCTTTCCCCTTCTGCAAAACGCGGGTTCGTGGCAATCGACCGGTTGATTCGGTTAATGGCGTTTGAGACGAAGGCATCTGCCTGTATTGGACCTGCACTGAGCTCGCCAAAAAATCCTGGGGTGTAGCGACCCAAGAAGGCCTGCGTGACATTGATCGGGCCTGTCGCACGACCGGCCATGGACAAGAGTGTAGGCATTCCGACCGAAGGCATTCCCCCTGTTGCCGGAGCGCCCGCAGCTCCTCCTGCAGGAGCAGCGGCTCCCGTTCCAGTGCCCGTGGGCCGTGGTCCGCCTTTATCTAGCGCAGCACGATCTGCAAAAGCTTTTTCTAAGAAGTCCAGTTTTGGAGGCTTCGTGTAAATCAACTCGCCTTTTTCATTCGTCTGCGGGTAAGGTGTATTCAAAATTCTGTAAGCGGAGGAAAACTTGCGATCCTCTTCCGGTGTTGTTTCTCCCAGCCCGTACCTTGTAGCAAGTTCAACAGCAATATTGTAGGCACTTCCTTCCACGCCTGAGCCAAAAGGTCCCTTTGTAGGTTTACCCAAAGCCTTGAGGTCTTCTTTAAACAAATCAGCAAGGTTCTTCTGCTGCTTGGCCAGCTGCTCTTTTTCCGCTTGAATTTGCTTCTCAGCGGCCTGCACTCCGGCCAGTTTGATGGCCCGATCCTCTTTTTCTATATCAGCTGCGTACTTCCCTACTGTTGTCGGTAGTGTGCGCACAGCACCAGCTAGACGGGCGAACTGACTGCCGCGCAAAGGACGGCCCTGCTCATCTACGTTTGCAGCATAGCCAAAGGCCCGTTGTCCAAGTTCCAAGAGCATCTGTGCCTGGGCAGACTTTCGATCAGTGCCTAGTATCTCTGCATACTGTTTGGCTAAGTCGCCAGACAGCTTTTTGATGTCGGATACGGGCGTAGGCGTTCTTAGCGAGGCGATAAAAGCCCTCTGGGCCTCGTCCCTTAATGCGGGAGGAAGCCTGGACAGAACAGATATAGAGGACGAGTCTTCTTTTGGGGTCACGCCGTCCTCGTCGGACCCATCTCTAAAATATTGAACAAGGCCCCCCTGAGCCATTTGCAAAGGAGGTTGACCTACCGGTAGGCCAGCAATACCACCCTCCGGAGGAGGGGGCCCTGGAGGCATCATGCCTGGAGGAGGACCTGGGGGCATTCCTGGCGGTGGCCCGGGAGGCATTCCCATTTCAGGTGGCATCATGCCAGGAGGAGGCATACCGGGGGGCATTCCTGGCGGTGGCCCTGGAGGCATGGCCCCTGGCATAGGAAGCGCGCCAATACCTTGTTGGGCCAGCACTGGCTGGAGCATGGCAAGAACAGGCTCGGGTGTTTCGGCGGCAGCGGTATAGCCGACCAGATCGGCAAGTTCCTCGCGACGCGCATCGATGGAGCGCATGTCCCCACGAAGATTGTTCATCAGAATCTCAGGCGAATCCGGCGAACGGCCAAGCTCCTCAGCGGACTCGTAATCATCGCCCTCACCTATGTCATCTTCTTCATTCATCATGTCCAGGAACCCCTGCATGATGCCGACGTTGTCGATGGGCATTTCTTCTATTTGCATGTCTTTTGCCATAGTTACCTCTTAAAGAACGCCTAATTTTTGACCTGCAGCGTAGGTAGTCAGCCCACCCAAGGCAACCCCCGCGATCTGCTGGAAAGGACTGGGCTGCGGGACCGACGCAGAAGTGGTCGCCATTTGCGAAGAAGGCGCACCCTTGAAGATGTCGGACAAGAAGGCCGCTTGCTGATACGGAGCATAAAGCCGCTGCATTTCTGTTGCCCGCTGGGCTTCCAGACCCTGCTGTTGCAGTGCCTGCTGCGACTGGCCAAGCCCATACAAAAACCCAATGTCCCCTTGTTGCAGTTGCTGGGCCGTTTGTCCCAAGGCCGCTTGTTGAACCCCAAGTTGACCAAGCTGGCCACCTAGTTGGCCATATGTCTGCCCCAGGCCGCCAAAAAGCTGGCCAATCCCCAACTGGCGCCCCCGAGCCGCCTCCTGAGCGGCCATAGCCGCCTGCTGTGCCTGACCGAAATTCTGAGCGTAGTCCTGGGCGATGCGCTGAGACATGATGTCCTGCACATTGCGCTCCATCTCTGCCCGCTGCACACCCTCACGAGTGCCACCAAAAGCCCCAGCACGTACCGCCTGTGCCGCCTGTCCTTGTCCAGCAATATCTGCCTGACGACGGATGGCGCGAAGTGCCTGCTCAGTGACCGCCTCTTGATAGGGGTTCATGAAGGCAAGCGCCGAGCGCGGATCGTACATACCGGCTGCTCCTGCTCCTGCGATCTGAGCCGCGCTTAATGCACCAAGGCCTTCTCCCGCCGCCCCATAGCCCCCGCCCAAAGAGACATTGGCTGCTTGGATATAAGGCAAAAAGCTGCCAATGCCTTGTTGCATCCCAGCCTGAAGAGCGGCCTGCTGCGCAGGAGTAAACCCAGCAACCTGAAAGGAAGGCAGACGCGCTTGAAGCGTCTGTGCATAGGGAAGGGGTTTTCCTTCTGCCGTCTGGTCATAGGCAAGCTTAGCGGCTTCACCAAGCAAATTGAGCTTGATTGCCTCAAGCTCTGGTGCCTCTCGTACTATCTGGGTCTGTGTTTCGACAGCCATGGCTTATCTCCCCTTTCCTACGGGACCACCTTCGAGCATCTTCATTAACCGGTACATCTTTGCAGCGCCCTTGCGCCGTGAGCCGTTGCCCATGTTCCGTACAGACTTGGCAGTGAACACGAACTCACCGTCAGAGAGCATGGCCGGGATGGAATCCGAAGTTCCTGTTCCTGGTCCGTTAATCGCGCCTGTCTTGCGGGGGAAGTTGGTCACGCCCTCGGGACTAGAGCCCCTAGCTGCCCTATAGGGCATCCTGTCGAACGCCCCACGGACAAAGCCCCCGAAGAACTCAGGGCGCGTTTGGCGGAACGCTGCCGCTTCCTCTGCGCGCTGCCTGTTGTACTCTTCGAGCGACATGCCCCCTTCACCTTCGATGGGCTTGAACAGGTTGCTGATGCCCCCGGTCGTCGCCTCAAGGGCCAAGGCGCCTGTGGCGGCTAGTGGGCCGTACTTGGCGAACACCCCAGGAGCTTCTTTAGTGGCCATTTGTTGAGCAAGTTTCATGGTCTCAGCAGTTTTAGGAAGCCCTTTTGTTGTCACTAGATCGTCAAAAATAGTGTCAGCAGAACGCCCCTGAATGCTTGCACGGGTTGGAGATAAGTACTCACTGTATGCTCTGCTTATTCTGGGGTATTTCTCACTAAACGATGGCTCAAGTGAAACTGCAGGAGTTGGAGTAGCCTGAGCAGCAGCAACTGCTCTTGCTTGCTGCCCTGCGTCTACAGCACCGGGCGCGGCTTCGTAGAAGGGTGAGGGAGAGCTAGGCGCTGTCATGGGCCCTCTTGTAAAGTCCGAAAATCCACCTATAACGGGGCCTCCAGTAGGGCCACCGGTTTCAACAATTTGCGCTGCTGATGGCGCCGGTGACACGGCAGGTGCAGCCAAACTAGCGGCAGCGGGTGCAGGAGCAGCGGGCCGAACCATCTCAGCGGCAGCTTTAAAAGGCGCTGTAATTTGCTCTACACCACGAGTAAACCCTTCGCCAAAGGTTTTTGGTGTGTTTGAAGGCACACCAGAAAAACCGGCATCACTAACTAGACCTGATCCCACATAAGCGGTAACCCCAGCAGTGATGCCCTTACGTAAGGAGTTCTTAAGGCCATCTCCAGCAAGAAGACTTGCGCCAAATGTGCCTATGCCAGCGCTCAACCCAAACTGCGCCGCAGTACCTAAAGTGATACCAGCAGTAGAAGACAAAGCACCTACAGCCATAGGCCCAAGAAACGCGCCTAGGGCCACTCCGATAACTATCCGTCCGACAGTGCTCTTGGCAAACTTTTTAAGTGCCCTGCCGATTTTCTTTAAGAAAAACTCAGGCAGCCCCGTGTATGGGTTGATGGTCCCTGAGCCACCCATCTGGCGCAACATCATCGCCTCTTCCGGCGTAATGTGGGCAAGCATGGTATCGCCACTACGGCCCATGGCGGCGAGCTCACGCGCAATCGGCTGCATCTGCGGCAGTCCAGCAATCCCGCCTTCGGCCATTTCCATGGGCATCTGAAGTCCCATGGGCCCTGGTTCGCGAGAAAGGTTTTCTGCCTCTTCCACAGCAATTCGCATTGCCATGAAAAACTCAAGGTCAAAAGTCTCGGGCAGCAAGTCCTCAGAAATGCCTTCCTGAAGCAAGCGCATACGAACTTGAGGGTAGTTGTTGGGATCGTTGAGGACGGTTTCCACAACACGGCGCATCATGGCAATCTCATCAGGCGTGAGACGCGCTTCACGAATAGCCTGTATGAACTCTTGAACCTCAGCGGGATCTACCTCCGACCCTGCTTCTAAGAGCTCTTTTGTGAACTGTGGATATCCTATGTCTCGTGCGGCCTGCTGCGAGGCAATAAGAGGAGCAAAAGAGTCCAGTCCGTCCTGGGAAGCCATTCCGCCTACATTTGTAGGCAGGTTCATAATTCCTGCACCGTTCATGGGTGTCCTTTCCAAATTAATATGTAGGCCTCGTTGGGCGCGCGCCGGGAAAGGACGCGAAATAACCCCGATTATCTGGTTTTTATCAGTTCCTGTCTACTTCAAGGTAGGACAGATAAAAGACCACAGAACCCTCAGTAGAAGTTACGTTTAGCTCGTCTCCGGCCTCTAAAACACAAGGCACACCGTTGAAAACATCCACAGTCGCGTTGACGGAAAGTGTTTTTCCTCGAAGCAAATAATGCGCCGGGGCAGAACCTCCTGTGTACTGGGTGACCGTAATCGACGAAGCCAACGCACCAGAATTAGTCACCCGCAAAGAGCGCAACACGCCGGTATTAGCCTCCGGCGCAGTGTAGATGGTCGTCTCTACCCCAGCAGAGGGGATGGATGTTTTCCTGAAATATTTGTTTGACATTTACGCCACCGTGACCGTTGGAGCTACTCCAGCTAGGGTAAGCCCAGCTGTTCCTGGGAAAGCGTAGATTATTGGGTTTCCTTGTACAGGGTCTGTAATATCAAAAAAGCTCAACGAACCCAGACCGTCTCCCGTACCTGTAATTAGACGCATGGCCAGGGTGTAAATGTCCCTCGTTCCAGCCAGACTTATGCCTAGTTGCAGTGCAAAATTGTAGGAAACATCTACGTTTATAGGAACCTTAGCTTGGTTAGTGGAGGCTAACAAATCACTGTAAACAATGGTTCCGCCTGACATAGTTGTGGCCGTGGTATCACTCTCTATATTGGCTGAAAGAGAAGTAAACGCTGCTCCAGAAAGTGTTGCATTTTTAACCAACGCCACTTCAAAAAGGTCGTTTGAAGATGTCGGCAGGAAAGAAAGTGCTGCCGGAAGCACAATTGCCCCCGTTCTGGTGGCCTTGAGCCGTGCAGAAACGACCGGGACAAAACTCGTGCCAACTCCAGTCAAAGCCGAAGTACGACGCGCCCAGATCTGAGAGGACTTTTGATCATAACCACCCTCAGAGATCACCGAAGAACAGATTTGTTTTAATGCCGAAGAGGACGCCGTGACGCCAGTATTTTCAATCTCATACCGCAAAGGCAGGATTGCCGTGGTCATATAGACCTTGTCAATGTCGTTGGCGTTATTAAATGTATGGCACACAATGAAGATGCCGTTGATCACGAACCCCGCGCGAACCGAACCCACCCCCAGCCACTCAAAGTCCAAGAACAAAATCTGGCTCTTGGTCACATCAAACGTCAGTCCAGAAGGCCCCGTGCCGTCTAACTTGTCCCCGTTCCATGACGCTTGGTTCACGGTCCGAGCGTCGCTAGGCACCCCACTAGAAGAAGTCCTCAACACAAAAGAAAGCGTCGTTCCACTTTGCTGGAAAAACACCCCGTTATCGGTGTTGAAATACCCCACCCGCTGCCGCAGGTTGGTCTTGCCCGCATTCATAACCGAAGTGGCTAGAACAAGAAGACTTTTTCCCGGTTGGTAAGGGAAATTCCTAAATGTCTGACGTATGACCTTATCCCCTGAGGCCGTGCCAACATTAAGGTTCACGCTACTCTGATCCAGTAAATAGCTCGTCGAGCCACTACCCGTGAGCGCCGTGTCGTACTGCGAATCAGGCTGGTATCGGTTCTGGCTGTCAAAGACTGTGTAAGGCTGCGAAGTCCGCAGTCTGCCAAATGCATCTAAGGAAGTGGCGGAAAAAGGATAACCGTTCATTTCTGACTCTCCGCGACTCTCGAACCAGGACAAAGCGCCCTGCGTGTTTTCGCTAAAAACAGGCGTATAGGTTGAATTAAGCTGTAAAACGATCTGCTCAAGCGAACGCACAAGCTGGTTGAACTGCTGCGGATCATATTGTTGCGAGACAGCATTAGGCAGTCTGACATTGGTAATCTTGGACATCTATCTAAGTCCATCCGGCTGCACATCTACCCGTAGTGTTCCATAACGCCAGTTGGTGCCAAGGGCATCACTAACAATCCGAAGCGAGATCTGCCTGCCGCGCGCCCGCGTGTCCACTTTCTGTGTGGTCGGGGTGATTACATAAGGGTCCAAGGAACTGGGGCTGGCCGTGGCCTGGGGGTAGGGTCTTAGCAACAGGTTGACCGTGAGGTTTCCAAGCTGGTTTTTGAAGTCAGGGATGAACCGCTTCATGTACAGCATGTTATCCCCCTCTGATATATCAAAGTACCCAGACTGGATGAAAGCCACAATCGGCAGGCCGTCGCCGTTTACACCCTCTTCTTGGTTGTATACCAAGGTTCTACCGGGCGTTAAGCCGTAAATTGTAGAGATGGTGGGCTCGGTGCTGTCTTGGAGATACTCCGCACCAAGAGGCTTGGAATACGTCCCAAGATCAACCCAAGCTGTTCGAGGCATCGTGCCCACGTGCCACGTGTTTTCAAGGTAGTTGTAGGTGACGAACCGGTCAATCTGGTCGCTGGTAAAGGAGCAATACCACCAAGTCACCTCGTTGAACTGGGAATTCACCCCAGCATGGGTCTTGGCCCCTTGCACGACATTTATGTCCTTAAACACATAGTCTTGGACCGTGGACGGCAGCTTTTTAACCGTACCATCGAACATGTAAAACGCCTCAGTGCCCATCCAAAAGGCAACACCGTTCACGTCCACCGCAGCATGTGGCCCGATGCAGCCGCAGTTAGCGCCAAGCTGCTGAAACCCAAAAGTGTACGGCGGACCGACGTACTGCATGCCATGCAAAGATGTGTCGGTGAAGATCAAAATCTGCCCCCGCGAGCGCACCGCTGAGACAATACGGCTGCCATCTGTCAGGCGCTGCCCCCCAGCCGTGTTCGTGGCCGTCTCAGCAAAGGTGTTGATGTCCTCCTGGTTGGAGAAGCGCACAAACATCGGGTCTTGGGTGCTTGTTGTACCGATTACCGTTTCCGTACCAAAACAGACTAGATGCCTGTCTGGCGTGGACACAAGAGCATAGGCACTTTTCGTTGGAGCACCGCTAATGGCAGTGGCCCGTGTTCCAAGGCCCGCGCTCAAGTCCCAACGATAAATGGCTCCGTTGACAAGCTGGCAGATAAGGTCTTCACCAAATGTGTCTAACTGCCAGACGCGAGAGCTTAGAAACACCCCCGTTCCACTTGTTCTCGGAGTGTTCCAAGTGCTCTCGCCCCACGTTCCAACGCCCCAGCCAAAGTCAAAAAAGCTGGTGTCCGTCCCAACGCTGATCTGATAAGTGCCTACAACAGCAGCCCCACCGTTTCCAGAGTCTGAGGCATTTGCTGAAACAGGAGAGGTAATTGTGTAGCTGTTGGCATTGATGATTGAGGTAATCTCAAACTGCGATTGCAAAATAGCCTGGGTTATATTTCCCCCCACCCCCAGACCATTCGCACCCACCCCGCTAAAAGTAACGAAATCCCCTACGGTTGCCCCGTGGGCATTGTCTGTTACTGTGATGACCGTGGATCCCGTAGAGGCGGCAAAGGTCACATCCCCAGCAGCGGTAGTGGCTCGAATAGGAGTGATATCGGCCCAAGAACCCCCAAAGAACACATACAGCTTTCTCGTGGTTCCCACGGCAGCATAAGGAGAGCCATCTAAGGCATTCCAGGTAAAAACCTCGCTTGCAAGGCCTACGAGGTAAGAATTAGCGTTACTGAACCGCGTCCAACCGCCCAGCTTTTCTGGCAGGCCGTAGCGAAAACGAATGAAATCCCCGTCAATCCAGCCGCCTTCCGCACCGTATTCGGTGTTCTGCTTGTCGATTCCTGGTTTTAGAAAGAGGCGGGCAAGGGGCACTCAATAGCTCCATACGCTCGGGGTAGGTAGTTGCCCAGACCGAATGTCTACGTGGATAAAACGACCTGTGCCTTTTTGTTGCACACCAACACCGGTGAAGCCGTGTTTGAACGCCAGGGAGAGGATTCTGTGGGCCTCTGCACCCTCTGCCGCGATGTCAGCAGCCAAGCCTAATGCGTGAGCGCCAGGGGCGGGTTTTTTAGCTTCTACGGGGTGCTGTGGGCAGCGGTATCCGGAGGTGATCTTCATGGGTTTGTTGTACTCAGTTCTCATCGCCTGGAGCTTATCCAACAGACCTTCTTGGACACCCTCACCCCCGCAATGAGAGCAGATGAACTCTCTGACCGAAAAGTTGGGGTATTTTTCCCAGTTAATCACTTCTTCTTACTCCAGATTTCCGCAATTTTTTCCATACCACGAGAACCAAAATAGAAGGAAAAAATAAGCATTCCCCATTGCCCGAGAAGAGTCACATACACTTCGTTAGCGTTATGCCCATAAGCCGACATCATCGCAAAAAGGAAGTAGGCCGCAAAGACAGCGATAAGAGCCATAGGACGGATGTTCTTGGATAACCACGAGTCACTCGCCATGTCTGCTTGTTGGCGCTTGGTGAGTTCCTCTTGTTCTTTTATATCTGCTTCGATCTGAGCAAGTTCACCTTTCTGAACCATCTCCATGAGCTTTACCTGCGCCTCTGCCTTTGAGACAGGGTCTGGTATTACCCGATCAAGGATCTTTTCCCCAATCGAAAGAATGGCAGCAAGGGGCAACATTGATCTTCCTTATTCAACGGTTTCGACTTCTTTCCAGCTTACCGTGTCCTCATCCCAGGAATACATCTTCGGCGGTTCTCCCGTGCCAGCATCCTCGGGCATAGGTACAGGCGCGTTCCATTGGGCTGTTTCTTCGTTTAGCACCCAACTTGCGTATGGTTTCGGAGGAACAAAAGCGTCCAGATCAGCGTTGTAGGTGTAGCCGATCCCCGCATAGTTCTTGCGCTTGTTACCGTTGTAGCTAGTCTGCATCCAAGTACCACCGAACAGACGCTCGCAGAAAGCAGCACCGATATGCTCTTTCTCAACACCAAAAGCATCAGCCGTATCCTTGTTATCTACAACAATCACCTGAGTGACAATACCGTCCTCGATCTTAGCGTAGTGGGCCACTTATTACTCCTTTACCAATTAGTTACAAATTCACGCATCTGCGTCTTGCCGCTTACCATGCTTGCATCTTCATACTCCGCAACATGATAAACAGATATATGGGTATAGCCTAGTTCTCTTGCGATTCTCACTCGATTGTTACCAACATGAACATTAAACACCTTGTTGCGAATACTTGTTGCCATGCCGCTTATGTCTGGGTTTGGTTTTGTCCTGTAACGCTCATCTAAAGACCAGACCACAATCGGGTTTAGCAATCCTTTTTCTAAAATGTCCTGCTTAATCTTTTCAACCATCACCTCATCAAACCGCACCACACTTATGCTTAACTGCTCTAGCGGGTACTCCGTGTAAAACTCTGGGAACTCGTTGTTCTTAGCCTTTAACAGATTCAAGTTGTAACCCAGTTAAGTTCATCTCATCCCCTACAGAACCCACGGGGAAGGTGTTAAACGAAAGACTGATACGGGTCTGGTCTCCCTTTACTGTCTCAACCATGTGCGTAAGGCTTGATGGAAACAGCACCAGATCACCAGTACCCACCTCAAACCACCACGACTCAGAGTTCCAGATATTCCAATTCTCAGGAGGAAACTTGATCTGTTGGAACCCATCACGGTAGAAATAAATCTTGTCTGTCTCCCGATTGGCCTGGGGATAAAACACACCAGAGACAAAAGAGTTAGGGTGAGCGTGTTTGTGGTGGAACTGTCCAGGCTCGGTGTAGTTCGTCCATGACTGTGTTACCCGCAGACTGACATTGTGCTTAGGGTTATGCACAGTCTTGAAGTATTCCGCAACCTTGGTTTCGATAAAGTCTCTGAGCTTGGTCATCTCCTTATTGCGGAGAATCGTGTTATCCACAGAGGTTGTGTTGCCCATGTTAGGGCGTGTTTCTTGGCCCTTTATGAACGACAATTCTTTTGCAGTGAGATCACGCTCTAGCTTGTAGATCGCAACAGGTTGGGGGAATAGGTTGTGGATCACGCAGCCACCTTTCTTCCTGTCAGTTCTTCTAGCTGCTCGGGCAACCAGATGGTGTTTATAGAGTCCTCAAACGCTTGTATCTTGTCCATGACTTCTCTGACTTCTTCCATGCTTGGTTGCGGTCTTGGGTCATCCCACTTAGTTATGACTGAGTTAGAGATTTCCCACTTAGCACCAGGGCGAAGTAGGTGCATGGCTGTATCCACGCCAACAAGTCTGTAAATTTTTGCGTCCATAGTTAGATTGTGTATTTGATAATTACGATGCCAGAGCCGCCTGCTCCGCCATCAACAGTGCTACTTCCGCCACCGCCACCGCCACCACCCGTATTGACAGTTCCATTTGTTGCGGCAGTTGCAGAAAAAACCCCGCCTGCGCCGCCTCCACCTGTTCCTCCAGATCCAGCCGTGTAAGGGCTTCTCACCCCACCGCCGCCACCGCCAGCATAAGTAACTGATGATCCGCTTATGCTTGATGCGGTTCCGTTTCCGCCACTTCCCGAAACAGTAGAAGTCGCTGCACCGCCTGATCCATTAGCACCACCTCCACCTCCGGTTGTATCGTCATTTGCCCCGCCAGCCCCCCCATTGTTACCTTGAGAAGGGTTTACAGATGGCGTGTTCCCATTTCCTCCAGAAGGAGCAGGAGAACTGCCTCCTGTACGACCACCACCACCACCAGAGCCACCATTTTTCCCAGTTGAATTTGGGCCATACGATCCGCCGCCGCCACCTCCAGTTGAAGTGATAGTAGAAAAAACAGAATTAGAACCGTCATTCCCCCTTACTTCTTTTTCCCCAGCTACTGGCAAAGCAGCCCCCCCAGCACCAACTGTAACCGTATAAGTAGTTCCGGCAGTTACTGAAAAACCTGTTTCGGTACGAAAACCTCCAGCACCGCCACCACCACCAATTAGAGTTGCACCACCACCCCCACCAGCCACAACAAGGTAGTCCACAGCAGTCACCCCTGTCGGGCAGACCCAAGACCCCGATCCTTTGTAGATATGCGTGACTGTGGTTCCTACTGGTACAAGGTATTTCAGAATGACAATGCCAGAGCCGCCCGCACCGCCAGTACCATTGCCTACTGCTGGCGTTGACCCACCACCACCACCACCACCGCCAGTATTGGTAGTACCAGTACCGCCACTTGTAGTCCCTCCACTCCCTGTGCCGCCACCACCATCGCCACCAGAAATACTTGTTCCGTCGTTTGATCCCCCGCTGCCACCACCTGCATAAGTTATTGAAGACCCAGAAATAGAAGATGTGATTCCATCACCACCATGACGCTGACCGTCAATGTTCCCTGCCTCTCCAGCTCCTCCTCCACCACCTGCATTTGGAATTGACCCGTTACCGCCGTTGTTACCTTGGGACGGGGAGGTTATTGGGTCGTTTCCAGAGCCACCGCTGGCGCTAGCACTTTGGGCTGCGCCTCCACCACCAGACCCACCTGAAGTTCCAGCGCCTGCGCCACTTCCCCCACCACCTCCACCGGCTGAAGTAATTGTGCTAAAAACAGAACTTGATCCTTGGGGTGCGTTATTAGGTGGGTCACTAACAGCACCTGATCCTCCTGCCCCAACCGTTACTGTGTAAGTTGTTCCTGCGGTAACAGAAAAACCAGATGCGGTTCTATATCCACCCGCACCACCGCCACCACCCTGTCCAAAACCGCCCCCACCCCCACCAGCAACTACAAGCCACTCAACCTCTGTAACACCTGTAGGACATACCCACTCACCAGTAGCGGTAAAGGATTGGATGACGGTGACACCGCTGCTCTTAAAAGTGCCGAGAATTAAATTTAAGATTCCGGTCATGTCAGTCCTCAGGTAAGGCCGCTGCCTGTGATGATCCACTCAACCGTTGGGGAGTTGGCAATTTTTACGCAAGTCGCTACACCGTTTGCCGCAAGAGTCCTACTTCCAGTCGTACCAGCAGGCGATAACCGCATCGTGTCAGTCGTGATAGCAATAGTCACCACACCCGCACCATTTTGATTAACAAAGGTCAGAACCGTACCAACAGGATAAGCAACACTTGAGTTAGCAGGGATCGTAAATGTTCTTGCGGTAGTATCAGCCGAAGGGTGCAGGATTGTCTTACCAGAATCCGCAAGCACTAAGGTGTAAGCAGCAGATTGAGAATTTACTGGGGTGTTCCTGAACCCAACGGCATCTGTTCCGTCTACGGTACAGTTACTTAATTGACCTGATGTTGGGGTTCCAAGGACGGGGGTTGTAAGAGTTGGGGAGGTTGCAAAAACCAGTAAACCTGTACCCGTTTCATCCGTCAAAGCCGCAAGTAAGTTTGCCGACGATGGGGTTCCGAGGAATGTCGCTACGCCTGTGCCAAAGGAAGTGATGCCTGTACCGCCGTTGGCTACTGGAAGGGTGCCCGTGACGTTAGTGGCAAGGTTCACAAAGGTTGTTGACGTAGACCCCGTACCACCAGAAGCAATCGGTAACGCCGCGCCAAGGGTTAAGGAGGGGATGTGATCCACAGCCGTGACGACATTTGTTCCGTCAGCATAGACCACTGCAGTTTTGGTATTAGGGATACTGACTCCAGTGCCCCCAGATATCTGAACAGTAAGCGTTTGCCCCGTTCCATTTTTCACGATATACATCTTTTGGATTGCAGGGACGTTTAAGGTAGCCGCGCCACCAGGAGATCCCCCACAATCTAAGTACAACGCTCGCCCGGTCTGAGAGTCATTGTCATCAGTCAAAGAAAGAGTCTCAGTAGCCCCAGAAAAAGTGACCGTTCCCTTACCCCCAATCGCCTGCTCAAAACCGCGATATGTCCCAGGAGTGGCGCTACCGAAGTTGTTGTTTGTGATGTTTCCCCATTGACCAGCTTCTTGTCCGGTGCCTATGAGTTGAATCTTGTATTGCGAGTAAGTGCTCATGCTTATTTCCTTTACGCTGCAACCGGTAGCCAGTTAGGGTTTTGGCTATCCGGGATATTTGTCCAGTTGGGCGTCTGACTGTCGTCAATATTAACCCAATTGGGGTTCTTTATGGTAGGTTTAGATCCGACTAAAACCAGCTGTCCTGTAGGCGGTGTGATGACCCGTGACTGCGCAACACCTGGGATCTGGCCTACAAGACTTAACTGCGCAGTTCCTGGAATTCTTATCGCGCCTCTGATTACAACAACCGGAGCGCTTCCAACTATTACCGCCCCACCTGTAGGCGTGACAACCTTACCTTCAGTAACATCCGGGGCACTACCTACCGCATTTATCACACCTGTCGGAACAAAAATCCCTGTGTGTATAACAGGCGGTTGACCAACAAGGTTTAAGTCTTCTGTCCCAGGTATCCGAACCTGACCATCTATAAGCTCTGGTGCAACCCCTGCTAATGTGACCGTTCCTGTGGGGGGCGTTAATACCGCACTTTGTTCAATCTTTGGTGCAAACCCAGCAATAACCGCATCATTTGCCGCCGGGGTAATAAAGAAGTCTGTCCGAACTTCCGGAACTTGACCCGCTATAACAACCGCTGCCGTTCCAGGCGTTTTAACTTTTTCAATTACTATAACAACCGGAGCCGATCCAACTATTACTGCACCACCCGTGGGAATAACCCCAGTGTCAACCGTTGGGGCCGTGTTTAAGTCTGGTTCACCCCAGCCGTAATTTCCGTCCCACGCTCCAATGCCCCAGCCATGCAGGGTCGTAACGCTTCCCGTGCCAGGGATGACGGTATTTTCAGACCCCCAGTCACCTATGCCCCAGGGGGATTCGCCCCAGCCAGCAGCCATGTTAGGTCAACGTAAAGACACCAGTTGCAGCGGGAAGAACAGTCAGCGTATTGGGCGATGACACCGTGAACTGAGCAGAGCTTAACTGGCAGAAGCACAAGAGCTTTGCTGCTGAACCACTTGCATCTTTATAGATCACTGCATACCTGACGTTCGTCAAAGGAGCACCCGAGGCAGTAAAGGTCAAGCCCACCGTGGAGTAGGTGAACTTCATCTGTTTAGCAGATGCACCAGTCGTCCATTGACCCGTAGCAGGAACCAATGCTTTTCCGCCTGAAACGTACCCGCCAGTTGCTGAAATTTGAGCGGCTAAAGAACCAAAAGTACTCAAAGCAAAGTTATTTACCGTAGCACTCGCCGAAGTTCTAAAA